AGCATCCTGCACTTTTTTACTTGGTGCTTGACCATAAGTAACTGCCCACTCAGCAGAAAAATTTTCTACACTAGGGGCTTCTTTTATATCACTAGAGGCTTTATTTGGGTCAGGATTTTCTACCTTTTTATCCCTCAACTTTTCAAAGTATTCGGCTAGGCCATTTTGTTCTTTAGTCTTAAGAGCATTAATTTTCTTTTCGTAAGGCTTAACGATATCCCTGACAAGAGCCTGTCCTGACTCAGCCTGAAGGAACTTAGTACCTAGCCGTTCACCTAAACGAATACTTGCAGCACCAACCATCTTGCTGATAGTGTCAGAAATAAAACCACCCTTATCGAACCGTTCAATAGGGTCAACTTTATTTAGGACATCTAGTCTTTCTTCTGCCTGTAGAAACCACCCAGAGCCTGTCTCATTCTTAACAACATTTAGGTTAGCCTCTGGTGACAAGTCAGCTACCTTTTGTGCATCACCTTTTGTTTTATATGGTGTGCCTCTTTCGTTCTTACCAAAGCGTACAGCTAGTTTGTAGTCATTAGAACCTTCATCCCAATACCTAAAACTATTAACGAACTTGTTACCTGAGTTTGTAACAATATTTTGTGCTGTCTTAGTAGCCAGAGCAAAGATAGTTTCTTCTGGAAGATACTGACCAAAAGCAAACTTTCGGTTAAGTGTTTCTAGTTGTTCAATGATAGTCCTACGGATAACTGACTCAGTACCTGCAGCATTTGATGGTCTAGCTGACGGACTTTGAACTGGGTCTAGTTCCTCAGGAAGGTAACGACCTGCTAGTGTCTGGTCAGCCTGTACACCTGCATCGTCTACTCGTTTAGCTAGTACCTCGGCTGCTGCCTCACCACCTTCTGTAAGAGCTACAGCATCTACTGGCTTACGTATCTTCAGGGCTTCAGCTACTTTAATGCCACCCTGTTTTCCTCCTTGTAAACCTGCCTTAAGTGCTGCAGTAGCCCACTTAGTTGAACCAAGTGCTGCAAGATCGACTACACCAAAAAGTGCGTTTACGTGAGCATAAGGGTTATTACCTAAATAGGTTCTATCTCTAGCTGTATTTTGCAAAGTCCAGATAGAGTTACGACTAAAAAACCCTTCGTCTTTACGTTCTTCTATGTAATCTTCAGCCCAATCTGTAAACTCTTCATTAGACATACCAGAGGTAAATGCCTCACGTATTTCTGTACCTTCACGGTTAGACCTATACGTAATATTTTCGGATATACCTAAAGTAATTTCTCTTAAAACATTGACATCTAAAAGTGTAAAGAACTTACGTATTGCACCGTCATTATTTTCTTCTATCTTACGTAGTAAAATCTGATCGAAGATAGCTACTTTAGACAAAGTACTTGCTGCTTGAGGTGTGATACTTCCATCTTCAGCTAACATACTTTGAGATAAAAGGTACTGGTCAGCAGGTAAAGCTCTGATTTTTTCACTACGATCATTAACTAAGGTAAGAACTTCAGTTGGCTCAAAACCTAACTCACGACCAAAATCGATAATATCTCTAGTCGTACCTTTGTTATTAAGCATTTTAGCTTGAGCATTATAGACATCATCACCTGCTTCTTCAGAAGCCCTGACTTCTTCTTCAGAAGTACCAGAAGCTATAGCTAACTCTTGAACTCTGTTAGTTACTGTTTCTGAGTCAGGCGATAGAACAGGTTTAGGTTTAGCTTCTTGACCCTCTATGGTAGACATAAAGTCAGAAGCTGCAACCATGTCTTCTATTGTTATGATAGATTCCATTTAGTCTTACCTGTTATTAAATAATCTGGTTTCTAGAGTAGTGTCTGTCCATAGCTCTGTTTGCTCTACCTTGTGAACCAAAACCTTGTATACCTTTTATAGTACTGCCAAAGTCAGCAAATTTAAAACCTAAGTTAGCTATCTGACCAAACAACTGAGACTGCCCTTGAGCCTGTGAAACCAAACCCGACAATCCTGTAAGCTGTTGACTAAGACCTGACATCATACTACCGTAGCCTAAGTTAGCTCCTATTTGCGATGACACAGCACCTGAACCACCAAAGAAAGCTGATGTATCTGCCATGCCTGTAGTAGCTGCTACGTTAGCTGCCCTAGCCCTAGCTATCAAACCCCTTCGTACAGCACCTCTCCGTTCTCTTGAGACTTGTGCTTGTTGTTGTTTTATCTGAACTTGAGTAGCTTGCTTTTGTGCTGATGCTGCTCTGTTAGATGCACCTATTGAAGCTGCTGTACCGTATGTTGCAAGGGCTGTTGCACCTCCTATAAATGCTGCGGAAAGTCCAGTAGCTGCTGCTGCACCTGCAAAAGCACCACCTATTGTTAGTGCTGTAAATAATGCCATTTTATACTTCCTTTATATAAGCAGTTTCTGTTGGCTTAAAGCCTTTACGTTTAAACAGAACACCTGCCTTAGTTCCCATAGTTTCGTCTATTGTTGAAAGTCTAGCATAGTCACAACTTTTTTCTTTTGACCACTCAACATACTGATCTATTAACTTAAGTGATGTCTTTCCATTACGATGATCAGGGTCAAGCCAGAACATTAACTCTTGTGCTACTGTTATGTTATTAATAGGTAGACTTGAAATAGCACCTATCAAAGCACCAACGACCTCTTCATTATGTACGACTATCTTGACAAAACCTAACTCATGTTCTACTAGATTAGATACAAGCTGTTTTACTTTATTAGCATCAAACTTTCCCCAAGCTGGGTGTGGTATTTCTTTACAAAACTGTTTGACTGCTAGTACTGTGTCTAATACGTCTTGTTCGGTTGCATCACGTATTGTATATTCTGTCATCTAAAACCTAGTATTCCTTCCTTGTACTATACCCCATCCTAAAAGAATAAAGTCCTTACCTTGTTCACTTGAGTATTTAAGTCTGACTGATCGACCATGCCCTCTGATTTTTAGTCTTGTGGTTATGACATCTTCAGGGTATGGAAAAGAAGTTAGATCAGATGGATTAACAACAATTGGATACTTAAGTCTATAGGCTTGTTGTGTAGCACTAAACGTATCGTTAAAGTCCCATGCTGCTGAGACAAGAAGAGAAGATGGTCTGATAGATTCATAAGCTGAACCTGTGTAGTTAAATCCTTCTTCTGTCAGTCTTGTGTATATAGCTATGTATGGAGCATTTTTCTTAGTAACTAAGTCACCAACAAAGTCATAACCTGTTTCAGCAAAGGACGTATAGTTAGTATCACCCCAATCTAAGAATGTTGTACTTGAGAATGAACCCATAGTAACTTTACTATCTGAACCTTTTCTAATTAGAAGGACTAACGCAGGATCACCAGTTGTAAAACCAGAGATACTTGTAGACACAACATCATCAGTACCTGCAAGTACATCATTTACACCATCTGTGCCTGACCTAACGTCAACATTAAAGTCAGCACCAAAACCTGAGTAGAAAGATAGACCTACTACACTGTCTGTTGAAGATGATTGATCTGAAATAATCCAAGGTATAAAGGCTTGTAAAGATAAATCAAGAATAAGAAAATTATTTAACTTAGATGCTACAGTTTCACCTGCATTAGGGTATGCCCAATAAATCTTTTTACTTATACTATCGTATATTGCTGTAACTTTAGACTTTTGTTCTGCTGTAATACTATCCCAACGTGTTTGAATAGTTGAAATAGTTAAATTTTGTTCTTTACCTTGACCTGATGTAGGGTCAGTAGTTAAAGTGTGGATACCAAACCTTGACCACCAAAAGGGAACACCTTCAGCTTCTACAAATGACTGAGGATTAAGAATACCTACTCTAGAAACACGGTTTATACCGTATGATGAGGCTGAAAAGACACCATCTACCCCTGTGATAGCCCATACACCGTTCTCAGCAAAGACAAACAAAGAGGATTGATAAGCATACAGCCTCTGAATGTTAATTGCATCAGGTATAGAAATATAACCACCATCAGTAGCTAATAAATCAGCTAGATATTCAGACGTAGGGTCATTCTGTTGGTAACACCTACCTAAATCATCGTTATTGTCAACTACTTTAGAAAAAAGAACTGTGCCTGTATGCTCAGAAGCTGCAATACCTGCGTAAAATACCCGACCAGAAAAGGAGGTTACACTTTTAAACCTTGTGTTTATAACTTCTGTTGCTAAACCTGATCTAACTCTATTAAAAAAATCAATAATGTAATGACCATTGGCTGTAAGAGTAGAACCTGCGAATACTTTGTCCCACTCAGAGGCTGAGAAGTCATTACTTGAATCTTTACCTGCATACCAAGGGTGTGTCAAAGGTGGGTAGTTACTAGAGTTAGCTGCACTCCAAGTACTTAAAGCTGCAGCCCCCTTAGTGCCAACCCATCCTGAGTTTTTTGTGTCATATGTACGACTAGCACTTGTTGTTGCTGCTGTTTCGTAACCTGTTACATCACCCTGCCACTCAAAATCTCTAATTTTAAATGCTATAGCTGATGCTGTAAACTTAGGGTTAGCTGAGTTATCAAAAGAAATAACAATAGTGTTAATACCTTCGGAAGACACAACAAGTGTTCCGTTAATACTAGCAAACTGACATTTATGGAGTGAAGCTGAACCAGAAGAAATCTCATGGGTAGCTAAACTAATACCGTCTGAGTAAAGTTGTTCAGAGTAAGGTGCTGTTGTCTTATTATAAAAGTAAAGAGTTGCACCCTTTTGAAATACAAGGAACTCTAGGTCAGCTAAACCACCTACGTTTTGCCATGTACCAGTTGTTACTAACTCATTGGTTGAAAGAGTAAAGCTAGAGTAAACGGCTGAAGTTTCTGTTGCAACACCTAAGCGTCTACGGCGAGAACCGTCCCTACGTAGGTCACAGTTTAACTCATCAACTGAAGCACCTTCAGGGAAGGTTAGCTCACCTGCCTCAGTAATAAGACCTTTGATAAAGGTATTAGTTGTCTTTTGACTTAGACTTTGAGCCATCAGTTACCTTCTTACGTTCTTCACGTTGCTTGTTAAAGTACTCAGTCCTAGTTGCTCTTGTTATTTTTTTATTTCTTAGGTGAAGTTCTAGTGCTTCCTGAGCTTTACGTATGGACGAATACTTTCCTGACAATTCCTGTGGTGTAACACCCTTTTCAAGAGTTATCTCAAAGAATATATTACCACCGACTGACTTCTTAATGTATATTTCTGACACATATTTGTCTGACTTACACACACAGGTTTGGTTCACTGTGTCTTCTACAAACTCTAGCATTTAGCTTCTTCCGTAGTGAGGTCTTTTATTTTCTCGTTTGGTTTTGTGCATATCGTTTTGTATGTAGGACTTTAAACGTCTAGCTTGTTGTTCTACCTTGGGGTCTGACCCTGCTTTAAACAAAGAAAAACAAGCTGATTTAGCTTCAGCCAGTAAGTAAGGTAACATTGTATCGTCTAGATCAGGTTCAAAACTATCAGTAATAGTAAAAGTCGGGTAAGTAGAACCTAAAGCTCTTGTCTTTGATGACTGTAGTGTAGATTCTACGTCAGAATCGTATGAGTCCATAATGATATTTTCATCATCAAAGGTAGTATAATATGTAGGAGCTTGTTTAGTACCTACAAAAATATCTAGGTTGCCATCGTAAGTTTCGACAAGAAGACCTGATTGATCCATATGATCTAAAAACCAAACAGCATCAACAAAATAAACTTCCCTGAATTTTTTCTCAGAGACAGTCCCTATATTGTACTGTACTTTTTGAATATTTTTTGTATTAGTAGGATACTTAAAATGAGTAGGTTTAGATGTATTAGAGTCAGCAGTAAGCTCCATAAGTTTGTTATGCTCAGGTATATCTCTAGCTGATATAATGTTATAATATGTATCTTCAATGACTGAAGCTACCTGTTGAGCCTCAAGTGTATCACTGATAGCGTTCACATCCTCTGAGTCCATGTCGGACAAGATAGACTGAACCATTTCTAGGAGTGTACGTTTCATTATGATTTATCCAGTACTACTGCAAACCTTAGTTTTTTATGAGTTGTAGACCCACCATTTGTTTCTACAGTAATAAAACTATTAGCCGTAACTGTCTTGTTAGTTGAAGGAGACAGAGTATCTACATCACCTGCGGCTGAACCTGACTGAGTTATAGTAAGAGTTCCCATAGATGCGGCTGAAGCATTTTTAACTGTGATAGTAGCATCAGCATTAGTAATAGCACCCTCTAGTACAGTTATAACTTTAGAGATAGTTCCTGCAAAGGGCATTGGAACATGAACAACTTCTGCTGTAGAAACATCTTCTATATAACCAGTAATAATTTCTCCTGCTGAAGTCCAAGCACCACTACCAGAACCGTTAGATATATACACCTTACCTGCCGTAGCTGAAGCTACACCTTTAGGTTCGTGAAGATCACTACCAGTAAGAGCACTGTGTTGTACGTTAGCCATTGTTTATCCTTTAGCCCCTGCCTCAGTAAAGACATTATATACTATTTTAACAGAGTTGTCAAGAGAAAAGTTAAGGATGCCCCTAGAAAACTAAGGACATCCTAATAGTTTAAGGTTCGATGTACTCAATAACCAACTTGGCTTCACCTGCGGTAAAGGCCGCAGTGCCGTAGTAGGCTTCGATGTAACAATCGTTATCACCTACAGACAAAGCTGCTCCAACGAGAGCACCATCACAAGCTACTGCTTTTGTTGAGGCATTAAGAGCCGACAAAGCAATAGTCGCATCAACACCATCAGCATCAATGGTAGAACCATCTTGCTGATAAGCACCAACTGTCAACGTAGCTGAACCACCTGAAGTGAAAGCTGTTGAAATAATTACAGTTGCTGATGTGATGTAAGAGTTTGCAGGGATGAAAGCATCATGGTCTTGAGGTGTTGCAGCACCAGAGGGTAACTCTGTTCCTGTCAAGTTCAATACAAGAGCTTTCTTGTGTCCAGAGAGGACTGTACCTTTTTTTGCGGCTGTTCCTGCCTCACCTGAAGTAAGGATTTCCAAACCGTCTGCGTTTACATAAGACATAAATTATACCCCCTTTATGAGATGGTTGTCTTAGCGACAATTTGAACCATGTTCTCAGGACGGTACAACTTAACACCGTAACGAGCAGTAGTTACAAACTCATGCCGTTGGTTGTCTTTGTTGTAATCGTAATCAACCTCTGGCATCTGACGCCATGCACCCACGAATGGGTTTACAGACTGATCCGCTGAGAAGAACAAGTTGACTTTAGATGCAGAACCTACATCTGTGTCTGTGCTTCCGTTACGTTCTAGGATCGTGTCTGTAGAATTGGAGTCAGGCAAGAAGTTTGAACAATATACGTCAAAACCATATACGTTTGCTACGAAACGCATACCAGTTGCGATACCGTCACGAACTACACCTTCAAAACGTGGGTTGTTTGACACGTTTACAAGGTTTGACAGAGAGTTCAATTGAAACTCTACTGATGGATCAACGATAGCTACCAAATTGCTGTCAGGTACGTGCTGTTTTTTCAGAGCATAACGAGCATACGCAAAGTCTGCGAGTTCGATTACACCTGATGCACCACCTGCGATACGCATGTTGACACCGTTAAGAGAACGGTTACTGTTTGCGTTACCTGCATCAGCAGCCGCAAGAGTAGTTGTCTCAAAGTGCTCCATGATTGACCGTTCTTGTTCAGGAACAAAACGAGACATTAGTTCATTAGAATAGAACGTGTCTTGTTCAGCCTTCTTGGTCATGTAGGTAGCAGATGACAAGTATTTGTCAACTGAGAATGTGAAGTTACCTGTGTCGAGTGGACGGTAAGTAACAGCACTGTCTTCTGTATAATCGTCTACCTGAGCCTGCCCGATAGATGGAATGTTGAAAGTGTTTCCGTCAGGAAAACCATCAAGCATACGCACATACCGTTGTGCCATCATCTCATCACGTAGAATTTCTTTCAATTCTGATGAGTAGACCTGAGCACGTTGCAGGAACGAAGTATTAGATGTGGTCATAGCCATAGTCTAAGTTCCTTTATTATGCACCAAACTTTTCACCAAGACGATCTTTGTCTTGAAACATTTGTTGTTGCGTCTTGGCAGAATAGTACAAGTTACGATTTTCTCTACGGAGTTTTTGATAGTAACTAAAGTCACGTTCCGTAGAGTTTTGCATATTAACACCTTCAGTACGAACCGAACCTTGCACCATAGGGCTAAAGGTTTTTTCTGGTTCACCGATAAGAGAAAAGAAAGCCTGTGGAGATTCAGCAGCAATTTCACGCATACGTTCCATTGACATACCTAGCTCTTTAGCTTTGTTTGCTACCTTGGTTTTTGCCTCAGTACCAAAACTTTTTTCTAGCTCTTGATCGACAAGAGAAAGGTTATTAGCTAGAGCCGTACCTTTTTCTCGTTCTGTAAGTGTCTTTTCAACAAGGCTCTTAAGGTCATCCTCACTAAGACTAGCAGTGGTGTTCTGTGAATTAGTGCTACTATTATTAGAAGGCTCTCCAAGTTTTGCTGTAGTAGGGTCAGCGGCCTGTTCTTGAAGTTGGTCGAGTAAAGTTTTAGAGTAGTCTTGTTTATTAAGTTCTTCTCGCAATTCTGTGAGTTGACTTTCAAGATTTGAAATATAACCATCAGCTTCTAGTTTGCCTTTGGCTAGTACTTCAGGATTACTCCAGTTCTCTCCCTTTGCCTGAACGAGTTTCTGCAAATAAGACTCTTGGGTTTGAGTATCTTCTTGCGTCTGCTCAGTCTGATCTGTCTCTTTGGTTGGAGACTCATCAGTAAATACCATAATTTTATTCCTTATCTAGGTTGATAATGTCTAGCACTTGGGTCAGTGCTCTGTTGTAACCAATCCTATCAGCTTGTTTAAATGCCCATGAGGGGCTATCGTAGTCTGCTGTAGGTGGTGTCTCCTTAAGCATAGGCTCAAGAATTTCTTTGAGGCGGTCTAGACTGTCACGGTTTGACAAGACTGCTTGGCGTACACCAAACTTATCCTCTTTAGATTTACATCTGTTAAACCAAACGGCTTTCATTATTTTTTCTTTTTAACAGGTTTCTTTTTCTTGTCCATTGGTTTTTTAGTTTTATTTTTGTATTCTTGGACTTTACCTTTTTTGTATGGCATCTTACAATCCCTTTTCTGCTGCGATTTCTTGTTCTTCTTCAAACTGTACCTGAGCTTCCATTGCAATCCTCTGTGTTTGCATTTGTTCAGTTACAGCTACATTTTCTGAGAACAAGGTTGGCTCACCAAGTTCATCAGCCAATATACGAGCAAACTCTTTGCCTGACATATGTGTCGCAATAGATGGGTCAGACAGTTTAAGCTGATACAACTGAGTAATGTTTTGTACTCTTTGTGCTCTTTCAGCAAAGTGTCTAGCACCCATAGGAATAATCTTACCGTTAGCCTTAATGTCTTCCTTGGTAATTTCCTCAAAGAAAAATAGACCACTATCCTCGTTTAGTACACGTACTGTGTCAGCATAGTCCATGTTCCTACGTGCAGCCTCAAGCATTGAGTTAAGAATCGGCTCAAGGAATACTCTTTCAAAGTGTGCTGTCTTGTGTTGGAAGATACGACCTGCGGCTGTCATAAGCTGACCAACCTCAAAGGCTGTCTTCTCACCTGCACTACGGATACCCATAGCTTCCCTTGGAGCACCTGCTAACATTTCCATTTTACCTTCAAGGTTCTGAATCTGGAAGTCAGCGTTAAGTGCTGTTGCATCAGGAGCTAGGTAGCCTACGTCACCCTCTTCACCCATGTAAATACGTGCTGCAGGTTCAAAGTCGAAGTCCTCTACATCACCTCGTATCTTAAGAATTGGATATGCAATCTGATCGAAGACATCAGCCTTAAGGTTCTCTAGGTGGTCAATACGATACTGCATACCAACCAAGTTATCTAGTGGCCCCATAGCATATAGGTTGTCAGGACGTTCTCTCCAACCTGCATGGAAGACAGGAGCCTTACCTAACCAACTAGGGTTCTGTTCATTAGACAAAACATATGCTCTGTCAACTACAGTTACCACACGGTTCTTGTGGAAGTCACCTGTGTCACCATCATAGATGTCACCGTAGAACGTAAGTATTTCAACATAGTCTGATTCATAATACTGTTTAATATCTGAGAAGCCATCAGCTAAGAAACCATGAGCCTTATGTACATCTATGTTTGATCCTGAGTAAGACACACGATTAGACATCATACGGTCAAAGATGCCCTTCATATACTCATTGTCAACAGTCTCATCTATCTTACGTTTAATCTCACCCTTAGTAAGAACTGACCTAATAATCTTAGGTGAGTCAGAGAAAGATGGAGCTAAAGGATTAAAGCAAATATCAAATGGAGATATACGTACTAGCTTAGGGCCAACATAGTTTACTGCACGTTCACCGTCTTCGTACTCAGTATAGTCTCTGACAAAATCAACAGTAGCAAAACAATTACCATACTGGATGTAGTCATTAATTAGTCGGCTAGTTGTATTCTCAAAGTCTGATTGACGAACTTTGTTTTCCATGTAAGCCTGAATAACATCACGTTTGTTTTTGATGTCTGACTCTTGGTCATTAGCTTCAAACCTAAACCAACGTTTCTGAGGAAACAAAGCTGAGAAATAATTAGCATGAAGGTTATCAGAAATTTGTGTTAGCTTAGGTGTGGTTGTACTATTAGTCCAAGGTAGTTTATTATTGGAAGTAGTACGAGTGTCAGTAGCATATAGATAGTTACGTAGTTCTTTCCACTCTTCAATTTTTTGTTGACGAGAGTTATTCCACGTAGTCCAACGATCAGCAATATCTGAAGCTATTGCGTGAGGTTCGATAAGTGTGTCAAGGTCAATCGTTGTTCCAGACATTAGAAGGAAACTCCACCAAATCTTTGATTAAACTGTACTACGTTATCTGTGTTTCTACGTACAGTGCGAGAGGGTTTTACTGCCATGTCCACCACAGATGCTAAGGCATCAATCACATCGTCGTGTGGTGGGTTACGAGAAGATAGTTCTTCTTCAAGTACTTGAGTATTGCCGCCTCTGTAGTGCCATATAGCCATGTTATCGTAACGAGGTTCTAAGATAGAGGATATACGTTCTTGCTTATTACCTTGGTTTTTGTTAGGTCTGTACTCATCTATACTAATAGATAAGCCATGTTGTTTGATTAGTTCTTTTAGTTGTTTAACAATAGCTACCTGAGCTACCGTTGTTTCAGCCCTTAGTTTACGGAATGACCACTTAGTCGATAGATGAAGTATGTGCTCAAAGTATTCAGTAATCCTGTCCGTCCTAAACCTGTCAATATCTAAGACATATATATTATTGTCAGCATCTATTCCTACGACAACAATAGCTGTGTAGTCGGCTCTCTTAGACAAACTAAATGCAAAGTCAACTGCTGCATATACGTTTAGTTTCTCATCCCTAAAGTACCAGTAACCATTCTCCTGACGTAGGTGTTTCCTGTCGAAGTACTGAAACTTTTCTTTACCTACAGGAACATTGTCAGGGTCAGATGGATCGTTGTAATACTGTGCTCGGTACTGACCTTTATCCAAGTACTTGCCTCGTTTTTTAGCAAGAATTGAAATATCGAACCCAAACCATTTTCCATCTTTACGTTGCTGTCGAGGCCAAAGGAACTCCCCTGTTCCATCACCTCTGCTTTCTACTGGTTGCTCAAAGGTTTCGTAAATACTTTCTTCACCTATTTGATTACCGTCTTTATCAAAGACTTCTTCAACCATTTGCTGAAGTTCTTGGTACAAATCAGATGGGTGATACCTTGTACCTACGACCCACTCTTTGGCTTCAGCACCTTCAATAGACGAGAGAAGAGAGTATTGACTTTTAACTTTATTGCGTCCTTCACCTGTGTAAGCATTTTCATACACCACGACATCATCCAAGACAGCGATGTCACAATGTAAGCCTGTAAGCGAAGTAGTAAGCCCACCAGTAAAGATCGAAGGGTCACGAACATTTTCTTTCTCCCTAAGTGGATGGTCAAGCATTATCTCTGAGCCTGTCCACTTTTTTCTCTTACCTTCCTCTTCGTGTACATGGTCAGGCCAGTACATACGGTATATCTTAGAGGTTAGTATATTTTTAATAAACCCTAATTGTTTTTCAGCTAGGTTAGCTGTAGCTGATATGTAAAGTATTCTAAGTGTTGGGTCTTTAGTTAGTTCCCAAGCTACCCTGTAAGCTACTAGTCTTGACTTACCGTGATCCCTTGGAAACAAAAGAAGTTGGAATGGTTTAGCATCTTGTCTTGTCCACCACTCACAAACATCTTCGTGACATTGCCCAAGTACTTGTTCAGGAGCTACCAGATTAATAAAAGTAACTAAACTGTTTTCAGCAGCAGTTTTTATTTGTTCTCTGATAGCCACTTAATTTATTGCTCCGTATCCCTGTTTGCCATCTTTTCCACTGAGTGTCTTATAGCTTTAATGTTTTCATCCATACGACCAAGTGTAACAGCTTGTTTTTGAACAACGGCTTCTAAGGCTTCTATTCTTGTTTCATGTTTAATTAAATCTTTTTTATTATTTTCTATAGCATTATCTAAACTAGAAACATACCAGACTAGAGCTATTGTCTGACCAATGATGGCTAGGATAAAACTAATAGGTATTGATTTAGTCATAGTCCAACTTCCCTCACTTAGTGTACTCTTCGCCATGATGTGCCTTCCTTGTAGTAGACCTTTTCAGGTTCTACCCAAGAACCTTCGTATTTAGCATAAGGATCAAATAACTTCCATACACCATTTTCTTTAATATAGGCTTTTGATGAGAATAAAATAAAGGTTGGTTGAGATGTTATAGAAGTTACACCTGAAGTATCAAGCTCAAAGGTAATTCTAACATTACTGTCTTCGGTAACTCTTGTATTACCGTCCTCAGTTATTCTTGTAATCTGTGCTCCTTCACCACCAAACTCAGCGTAAACAACATTTGAGCCTGTTGCGGATACTGTAGCACTTCCAGTTAAAGAAGAAGCAGTACTATGTACAGCCCCTAATTTTACAGCTACTGAAACTAAGGAACCTGCTGCTGACAAAGAACTAGCAGCTTCTTTTATAAGACTACCTAAAGAAACTACATTTCCTGTAGAACTTAAGGTACTTAATCCTTGCTGTATTTTAGTAGCTTCGGCTGAAGAAGAACCTGTGCTAGTTAAACTTGAAGCTAAAGGTTGTGTAAGTGTAGCCTGAGAAGAAAGACTTGAAGAACTTGCTAAAGCAGATATTGTTTGTTGAGTAAGTGTT